CACTTTAATAGCCAGTAATAAGGACTTTGGTGCACTTTATTAGGGCATATTAGATACAAAGAGTGTTAGTTAAAATTAACTGAGTGAGTTAAAATTAACTGAGCTAGTTAAAAATTCAAGTGAGAAATTTAACTAGACTTAGTTAGTCTCCCTTCTTGATTCTATTACTCTATTAAGTGCTTTAATAGCCAATATTAAGGACTTTAGGTCCATTCTATTAGGACATATTAGATACGAAGAAAGTTAGCTAAAATTAACTGGAGTGAGTAAAATTCGGTGTCGCTGAAGCTCATTTCATCCGCAAATCTATATTACTTACTAAATTGCGTGAGCAGAGCGAACTTGCTTTCTTGGAAATTAACTCGAGTCTTTAAAATCATTCTTAATTAGTCTCACAATTTCCAAAATTTAAGAAACAACTTTAATCCTCAAAGGTATAATACAAATGTCACTTATTACTTGTCCCACTCTTCATTGCGATCTCGTACCCGACTGCGAACTCGAATTTCGTCTTTCAACTCAATACACCGGAACAGTCAAAGATGGAGCAGCACCTGTCGAACTTGCCACTATGAATAACGCACTCACTCTCTGTAAAGACACCGTTGTCTTTAAGAATATCGAATGTGCTAAACGTCTCAAGAGTGTAATTTTAGGTATCCCCCTTAAATTCGTTAAAGGTTGCCACGTTTACACAATTGATCTACCTAGTATTCCTGATAATACTGATAATAACATTATTGTTACTCATGTCGAAACCCAAACCCAATTAACTCTAGAACAATTTCAAGTCGCAAACGGTTACCTCTATGTTGAAATCTGTCTCACTGATACCAACAATCAAACTCTCATTGACTTTGAGGGAGAAGACGCGCCTAGTATAGAACTATGTTTTGACAAGTTTACTTTCGGACTCACCAAGAAATTTGTCCCATGTAACTGTGCCATCGGATGTAAGCCAGTTGTTTGGAATTACGGACAAGAAATCCAGCCAGTTAGTCCACCTTAGAAAGGACTGAACAACAAAATTATTCAAATCAAGTAAAATAATTATACCCTACTTAGTTTGAATACCATTTTTTGATGAATATAACATCCATCATGTATAAACCTTGGAACCATATAAATATTCTAAATTACCAAAATGTTTACGAATATTCATCTTTGGCATAGACCTATCACCATATAAAGACAAAGAGCACTCACATCCACTATCACCATGTTGATTTTTATTAGGATTCAAACCACATTCACTTTTAGTTTTTTCACCGTGATGACCACCACCATTAGAACTTTCACAGATACACGGATCATCACATTCAAAATCCGGTACAGTCACTGTTACAGTCCACATCCAGGAGCAGTTCGCACCAGAACAACATTTCATTTGGTGTTTTTCTGAACAAAAAGGACCTTTCTTCGGTCCACTGACACTCACTAAATCGAAATTGAGCTTGGATATATCAATTACTAAATCACAATCAATTAACATTTCAAGTGTTACTGCAATGTTCAAATAATATACTTCAGAAAACTTTAACTTTATCAAAGTTGGTATTATTGGGTCACAATTACCACCTTGAATCATAATTTCATCCAAATCGGGTTCCGCTATTTCATAAACACATCCATCACTATCACTAAATTTAACTGGTATCACATAGGTTAAATTCTTTCCAACCAAACCAGATCCATTAGAAAATGTCAAAGTCTGAGGGCAAGTCAATTGTAATTGATATTTTAAACAACCATTAGGTGCAACGACCGGAACCCTAGTAAATTCCAAAGGACATTCGGGCTCAAAACAGTTATCTTTCAAATTAATCATACTTAGACTTATAATAAATTAAAACAAAACTCTTCTTAACAAGAAGATCACGCAATTATTTGGCACTTTACAGAAATGGAGAACGATTTACACCCCCTGATTAGCCAACAGACTATGACAACTAACTTTAAATGTATTTGTACACATAAATATAACCGAATGACTATGACAGCACCCCTTTATCATGAATATGACATGATATTGCCAATTGATGGCAATCTTGTCAACCTCATATATCACTACATTTTTTTTGAAGAAAACGAAAGAATTGGAAACAAAATATCATTAAAAGCACTTCGGAAATGGCTAGAACCACAAATAGATATCCATTTTCAATACTCTAAAGCCTTGATCAAACAAATTACACTCGGTTTCATCTCGTAAACCCCTCCATAACTCGAAAAAAAACATAAAAAATTTTAGAAATATGGAAGAATTCACCTTGAAAACAGATATGTTCCGACTCCCACCACTTAACGTCATAAAACAAAGTCAGTATACTGTTACAGATCCAAACACCCTAACACCAGGAACCAAAGGAAAATTTGATCAAATACAATTCGAACATTGTCGAGCCAAACACCTGAAACAAGTCCGAGCAAGACGACAAACAATGAAAAACGAAATCAAAAATCTCAGATTTGGAATGGCCAAAGTTATCAAAATATAGTATCAACTAACATCGAAAACACTTTACTTACTTTGGTCCCAACTACAAGAAACAATTTAAGACTTGGATCTATCTCGTTTTTACGGAATATACTTTAAACTTAAGTAAGTAATTCTGTAAATAATCATTGTTTTCATAAATACACCATAATAATATACAAACACTAAAAATGAGTTGGATTCAAATCGGAAATGATATAGATGGACAGGCAACTGATGACTTAAGTGGCTATTCAATTGATATTTCAACTGATGGCAATCGAGTAGCAATCGCCGCTATAAGAAACAACAGTAACGGGCAAAACAGTGGTCATGTTCGTGTTTGGGAATTCAACGGCACTGAGTGGGTCCAGATTGGTAGTGATATAATAGGCGAGGCAATGTTCGACGCCGGTTTCGGTACCACCACTGAAAGTGGCATGTCTGTCAGTCTTTCAACCGATGGAGATCGAGTGGCAGTTGGCGCTGCATTTAATAGCGGTAACTCAAGTTTTAGTGGCCATACCCGCATCTGGGAATTTAATGGTACCGACTGGACCCAAATTGGTAATGACATAGATAGTGAGAAGATAGGTGACCGAAGTGGTCACGCAGTTAGTCTTTCGGCCGATGGTGGACGAGTCGCCATTAGTGCTGACTTTAACAATGACAACGGACCTCGTAGCGGCCATGTCCGCATTTGGGAATTCAATGGCACAAGTTGGATCCAAATCGGTAATGATATAGACGGAGAGGCCCCCTATGATATTAGTGGTACCTCAATTAGTCTTTCAAGTGATGGCAGTCGAGTGGCAATCGGAGCACCAACCAATGATGGTAACGGAACGGATAGTGGACATGTCCGTGTTTGGGAATTTAATGACACAGATTGGATTCAAATAGGTAACGATATCGAAGGTCTATTTGATAATGAAAGTGGGCACTCAGTCAGTCTTTCGGGTGATGGTAATCGTGTAGCAGTCGGGGAATATCTAAACCGTGATAACGGACTCTTCAGTGGACGTACTCGTATATGGGAATTTAATGGTACACAATGGATCCAGATCGGTAATGATATAGAAGGAGCCGGTTCTGATGAAAGAAGTGGCTGGTCAGTGAGTATATCGACAGATGGAAAACGAGTTGCCATCGGTAGTATCAATGACGATGCCAATGGATCCAACAGCGGTCGTGTTCGTATATGGGAATTTAACGGTACAGACTGGGTTCAAATAGGCAATGACATTGATGGAGAAGCAAGTGGTGACCAGAGTGGATGGTATGTAAGTATATCCGGTAATGGAAGTCGGGTCTCTATCGGGTCAATTTACAATGATGGTAATGGAATGGATAGTGGTCATGTTCGGGTTTGGGAAGGATTTATTCCGTCACAACCAGAACCTGAAGCTGAACCTGAACCAACTCCAGAACCAGAACCAGAACCAACTCCAGAACCTGAAGCTGAACCTGAACCAACTCCAGAACCTGAAACTGAACCTGAACCTGAACCAACTCCATTAGTTGAACCTGAACCTGAACCAACTCCATCAGTTGAACCTGAACCTGAACCTGAACCTGAACCTGAACTGGAGCCAATGCCAGATATATCTGATTATATCAAGAAATTTTTCTGTTTAAAGGAACATTACATTAATATTACTGAAATATTAGAAAGTCGACATAATAAAAGCATAGTGGCCCGAATTCATTTAAAGAAAGTTATATCATCGATTCGATGTGCAATCAACATAATTGAAAACATAATTTTTCAATTGTCTTTAGACTTTGCCAACAAAGAAATAAAAATATCAATAGCCTCATGCACATTAATAAAGGAATTTTACAACTTACTAAAGAAAAACCACCACCAGTTAGCAACATTAGATCACGAATGTAATAAAGTGGTCAATTATGAAGAGACTGACATTGTTTATTATGGTGTTTATTTGACACCAATTAATTGTTGTGGTGTACTATCGACCAATTATTTAAAGAAAGTAATATTAGATGACGGGAGTAGTCTAAATAAAATCTTGATCTAAAAACAACTTACGAATTCAATATCCCTAATTATCAATAAAAATTTCAGCCGCCCGTGTCACACCATCTTTCTTTCTTGTACCAAAAATCATTGTATTTCACGCCTTCAAGACATGAACTGTCGAATCTCTTGATAACATTAACATATATCATCGACATCGATAATATATGTTATATCTTATTGGAAACTTGAATATTTTGAACAGAATATGTACATTAAAATACTATTAAGTTATGTAAGCACATGAAGGTTATTTTGTACTTTGGGCATCATTTTAAAATTTGGTAATTCTACATGTTCACGACAAACAATACACCGATGATTATTTTTCTCTAAGTAATAATCAATTAAACACCTATAACATAAACTATGGCCACATGCAGATACTAATTGGCCAGAATCATCACACACCGGACAATTTTTATTATAAATTAAACCTTGATATTCCTCAGTTATTCCCAATTCACGATAAGTGGTCGAAAGATCTACTCCCGGTTGATTGTACCAGGTTTTGATCTCATAACCAGTAATTTCACCATCCGTTACCTCAATAAAATAATATTTCGGATAAAAAGTCACTAGCCATTGGGCAACTTCTATCTGATTATTGTCGCAACTTATTCTAAAGACTAGGTCATCTTCTTCACGAATGTCAAATGGAACTCGGCCACTTTCTTGACTTAAACGCCATAACCACTGGGCCAATTCAAGATGACCATATCTACAACTCTCTAAAAATCCACGATCAAGAGCCTCATCAAGACTATCTAAAGATTGACCAGAATTCTGAAGCATATCCCAGAGCCATCGGGCCACCTCAAAATGACCACCGCGACAACTCCAATCAAAAGAATAATCATATCCAACTTCAAGATCAAATTGAGTTAAACTCCACAGCCACTGGGCTACATCAAGATGACCATATCTACAAACCCATGCTAAAATTGAACCAGTTTTAACATTAACAAAATCAATAGTCTCATCAATTGAACTAGTTTCACTAGACTCATCCACAATATGTTCAATTTTAACATGAAGATTAATAGGAGTTTGGTCTGACATTTGACCAAGACTCCACACCCACTTTGCCGTTTTCAAGTTACCACATATACAACTCCACACAAAAGCTCCTTCATTTTCAGCATGAAGATTAATAGGAGTCTGTCCAGATTCTTGAGATAGTTTCCAGAGCCATTGGGCCACTTCCATATGACCATGGGAACAACTTTCAATGAAAGCCGCTTCGGTTTCAACATGAAGATCAATAGGAGTTTGATCAGCTATTTGACCAAGATCCCATAGCCATTGAGCAATTTCCAAATGACCATACTTACAACTATCCCTAAAGGCCTCATCGTTTTCAACATGAAAATCAATCGGTGTTTGACCAGGTTCTTGGCTTAGATTCCAGAGCCATTGAGCTATCCGTAAATTACCCTGTCTACAAGCCCCTCTAAAGGCCTCCTCATTTTCGGCATGAATATCTATCAAAAATTGACACGGTCGCTTGCTTAAATCCCATATCCACTGGGCGACTTCAGCACGATTACACATGCAACACCATATGAAAGTCTGATTATTTTTAGTGTCACTTAGAATTGGTTTGCCCTGTTCGCTTATATCCCAGAGCCATTGGCAAATTTCCATATAACCACTCACACAACTCAATTGTAACGCAGCTTCAATTGAGTTGTGATGTATCGGAACAGGTTCCATTGTATTAGCTAAACCCCATACAAATTTTAAGAAATTCATATGACCAGATGAACTTGCCAATATAAAACAATTCTCTAACTGTTCATCACTAATAGAACAATCTATCTTCCCAGTTTCAAGAAATTCATTATAAATAGTGCGATATCCTTCTTGAGTGAGCATTTTATTTTATTTTATATTAAATAATTTTTTTCATACCCAAACTAAACTGTTCTGGCATATAATTACATCTATGTGATTACTAACATAGATAGACCAGACCAGGATGTGGTGAACTAACTGGGACATATAAAGATTTTATGGATCCTCCAAAACGATTCATGTAGTGGTTCTCTGATGGCTCAATAGATAGTGGATCCATTGATCTGTTTGTAAGATCTGGCGTAAACTTATCAGCGGATGATGGATCTACTTCACCTGAACAATCTTTTACAGGATCCGATATTGGGAAAGTATCAGTTGATAAGGATGATATTGAACATTGAGTAGTCGCAATTCTTTCTTTGTTGACTGGCATAGAAAAAGAAAAGTCAGGGTGATAAATGAGATAAAGACTCTGTAATATCTGGGGCTTCTGTGAGTTGTTCCGAGTCAACAACAGTGCATTCGGTATCGATTCTTTTATTGACCAATTCTATCATGAGGTTGAGGTCACCTTTAAACCATTCTTGACCTCTAACTAATTGGAAATATTGTTTAAATGTTCGCTTTAAATCACTTTCAACTGTTATAACATTAGTAGTAGTTCTAATAAATTTAGGCTCGGAACCATAATTATAGTCTTTCATACGTTTAATAACTCTACAATCATCTTTTTGAGTAGTTCTTCCTAATTTATATACATTTGTTCCTCTATATTGTGAGTCTTGGATTAGATAGATATAACTTTCGCCGTTTGATGGCTTAGGTAAGACTGAATGTGGTTGATTTCGCGTTTTAGGGTGGTATATCTTGTATTCTAACACATATTTTCTTATATAGTCGGTTAATTCCAAATTATTTTTATTGGCGCATGGTTTCTTTGAAAGATAAAGATGTCTGTGCATGTTACCCTTTTTCTTTGTTTTGTGATCACATCTGGGACATTTGAAATATTCCGCTTTTGGCATGATTAAATAAAGGTATAATTTGAAATGAAATAGTTCATTTTTTTAACAATATGATGCACAAAATCGTCTAAATTTTTAACTGTCATTTTCCTCGGTGAATTGAGATTGCACTCTCGTCCCACTCGAGAAAATAATGGTTAAAGATTTGTCCTATTTTCATAATTTAAAAATTTTTTCATAAACCCCCTTATTTTGAGATAAAGGTCTAGAACGCCACATTAAGCAACCAGTGTGTCTTAATTTGACCTTAGTAATATACATTTGAACCACA